GGAACTTTGATACTAAACTTATTATCTACCGACATTTCCGCTAAAGTACCTTCTATTGTTATTGGTTGTAGTTTTTTATTCATATTAAAATTCTCCGAACCCTAACCTCCTCATTTCGATACGAACTGCTCTATCTAACACTGTAGATACCGCACCTTCTGATACGATTTGCTCGTATACAGCTAGTGTTTCATCTTTGGTCATTAAGAAATCTCTAACTTGGTACACACTATGAAACTTGGGTGTATTTTCGCTTAGGACTCTCCTCGTCGCCTTTTTCACTTTCATCCCCGTTGCCCTCGCCTCCTTGTCCTCCGTCTTCGCTGGAGTCTTTGGATTTATCTCCTTCGTTTTCTCCTCCGTTGGAGCTACTATTCTCGCCTTCGCCTGAACTTCCGTTGTTTCCTTCTCCGTTGTCATTGTTGGCGTTGTCATTGTTGGAACTTCCTCCAGAGTCTTCTCCGTTGGGTTTTCCACTACCTTCTCCTCCATCTTGGGAGTTGGATTCGTCTCCATCTTTGGAGCTTGCCTTTTCTTTGTTTTTTTCTGCGCCATTTTCAGATTCCTCCTTATTCTCAATTTTATACTCTGGCTGTTCCACTTCCATATTACCGCCTGTAACTTTGATAGTGGCTTTATCTTCTACATCAGGATACTGGATTGTTGCCACATAATCCGCACCCGCTACTACTATTCGAGTTCCATTTACATTGAACTCTATTAAACTATGAACTGCTGTAGCTACCAATTCCTTAGTTTTAGGATTTACTATTTTCATGAACTATCTACCTCCTTAAAAATTAACTAAATACTATTAATAACTTAGTGGGGGTAACAACGCATTATGTGATTTTCGTTGTTGGGCGTATCTTAACCAGTGTCTATTAAGCACCGCCACATTACCCTTTCCCCCTATTAAATTATTACTCTGCCTCTGGGTCTATCATCACTGGCGTGATATAACAGTAACAGTTTGGATGTGTTTCTGGTATATCTGCATACCCTTCAAATATCTTACCAGCGAAGTCGTCACAAATATCTAGCTCTGGATGCGCAGGACTTAGATTCCACCTAAATCCCTCTATGTAAGGTTGCCCCTCATGAACTAGAACTGTGTTTCTTCTGTACGTCTCGTTTAGCTCTGTCCTAGCGATTCTGTATGAATTATACGATACTGAACCTGCTCGTCTACCAGTAACCATACCTTTTCTTACAGACCTGAACCAATCAAATGGACTGACCCATTTTCTAAATCCTTTTGGCCTTATTACATTGTCAATTTGCTGTGCTACTTGAAACGCACTCCATCCTTCGTTAGCACCGTGTTTCACTATATCCTGTACTGTTTTCATGTATGACTTCTCAATTGTTTTTATTCTCCAAGTGAGTGTCACCTCGTCCTTAAAAATCTTCCTAGTTAGCAATGTCTTCTCAATGCCCTTAGAGAGTTCTTTTCCTCTATTAAGGATTAATGAGTTAATTCCGTCATCGCCAAGCACTAGAGCATCATTTAGGGCTTCCTGAGTCGATATTTCGGTAGCCTTTTGGTTAGTACTAATCAATATGTTAGTAAAGTTCAACGCCCAAAATGCGAAGATATACTTCATGTATTTACCAAATTTCTTGTTATCTAACTCACCATTTCTGTTTGTAGACTTTGCCATGTACCCGCCTACTTGCTTACTGGTATCAATCATCAACCTATCTATTTCCTTGTCCTGAGCCTGAACCAACTTCAAAAACTGTTTGCGTGTATCTGATATTCCTTTTTCTTTTAATAGTTCATAAGCATTTGCCATTATTCATTGTTTTCTAGCTCTTTATGTGGCTCGTTAGCTAATTTAATCTCCCTAGCGAACTTTTCCTCTGCTACTTCTTGTTCCTCTTTTGCTAGTTTTATTTCATTGTCTAAATCCCCCACCCAACTGCCAAGACCTAACATCAATGCTTTAACCTTATCAGTTATTATACCTTCTTCACTTAGCACCTTGACTATTTCAATATTCAATTTCATGTCTTCATCTAGAATGTCGGGTAGTACAACTGTATAGTCTTTTGGGAGTGTTTTACCTAGTTTACTGGCTACTAATTCTGCTAGTTCTCTCAGGAAACCTTCCATTTGTTTCTGTTTTCTTTTAGCTTTTCTTAAAACTACTGGCATTTGTTCTGAAACTGAGGCTTTGCTTGAGGATACTGCTGTGCCCATTACAAACTCTGGGGTTTCTGATGTTTGACAAATTAAGTAGAAAATAATGTGCAATAGGGTTTTAGCTTCCCCTGCGTTCTGCGTACCGTTCATCATCTTTACATCGAACTTCTCTCCACCGATTAATACCTTTTCCGCACCCCAGTCGAAGGCATAAGTACCATCATCCTGACGTTCTCCATGCTGTTCTAAGAAGGTTTTAACATTCTCGATACCCTTTATATAAGGGATTGCTGTGGAATTGAAGATATTATTCTTGATAGCGTTTTCTAGTACTGCGTGATAGTTGGACATTAAGTAGTAGAGATTTTGGAACTCTGAGACACCATATATAAAGGATGGTTCTCTTTCATTATGAAATGCCACTATATCAAGTAGGGTTTCGCCCTCACGTTCTACTGTGTCGTGTACACTTTCTTTGTTATCGATTATTTTAATTATTTTAATTTGTGGGGATACTTTTCTATATTCTGTTCTGTACTTAACATTTGTACCTTTTTCTTCATTTTCATTGACTACAACCTCTACATCGTAACCAAGTGTGTCACCTGTTAGTGGGTCAACTTGAATTGTTACCCTTTCACCTGCAATCATTCTAGGTATTGCGTTACCATCATTAATTCTTAGGTATGAAACACCGTCTCGGATTGAATAACGTAGAGTATCGAATACCGTGTCGTGATGTTTCTCAAACCAATCATTGACCGCCTGAACATCAGCATTTTCCTCGTCTCCATCTGCACTAATAGTTATTGGACTTGCAAAAGCGAAAGCTGTAGTTGAGTTTACAATAGGTTTTCCAAAGGCTGCCCCGAATATATACTTCTGACCAATATCCTTACTAGCGGTGTCTTTAACAACACTTGCGTAATAAATTGCTCTGGATAATGCGAACTTTGGTACTGAATAGTCAAAAGACTCAAGTCCGATGATTTCGTACATTCTCATCATGGCTCTCCATCTTGGAATTTCCTCTATCCTACCGACCATTTCCCGTATTATTTTAAAAACTGATTTTGCCATACCCTTATTCTACATACAAAAACAAACTAATGCAACTCTAATAAAGAAGACTCAAGTCTTTTAGTTCTTCGTAGTTTATGAGTGTTTTGGAGAGGTCTTTGTTACCCTGTTTTTTCAACTTTACGCCTAGCTTTTGATTATTTACGCCTAGAAATGCACAAATTTTGGTCTGACTCTGCATAGGTATTTCGGTTATTTCGTTTCCTTCTTCGCCAACCATGTCCTCATATTTAATAATAATATGGTCTAAATCGGGTAAAATATGCTCTTTAAACTTGTTTCTGGCGTTCAGAGTAGCATTGATACCCTTTTGTATTAAAGCTCGATTTATCTTAAATGTATCCCTATCAACTTTAATTTTAATCTTACCGTTCCAATTTAATGCCCAATGACCAGTTGCCCTAGCTATTTCAGTAGAAACTACCTGCCTGAATACATCACCTCTCTCAACCCAAATAACTTTTACATTATTTTTCTTTAACCACGAATAGATATTGTTTGGGGCTTGAACCAACATCATTTTAAATCCTTTTACACCTTTATTATCAAAAAATGAGTTTATTATTGACCATCGTTCTTCGTGGGACTTATTTTCGGTCTTTCCAGGAGATACTGTTCTTAACAGTATTTCCATCGCACATCGAACATCTGGGTGGCTGTTTAGAGCCTCTACCAGTATGCTAGTACCAGCTCGTGGTTGCCCAATGATAATAAATTTATTCGGGGTTAATTTAGGTGGTAGCATTTCAACTAATCTCCCTATACCAATTAACGAAATGCGTTATTAAACCTGCTGTGGAAGCTCCTAATAAAAAATAACCTATCAAACAACCTACATAGTTTGGGTGTACTAGACACGTTCCTATGCCCGCAACTACTAAAAGAATCAGTGCTAATCCAATATTACTCGTAAAACTTTGATTTGCAGTGGTAGATTTCTCTGTCTCCATGTTCAGTTGCCTTTCCGATGAAAGCACACTCCCAGTGTGGCTCTAATGCCTTGAGGGTTTCATCAATTTGGTGTGGGTGGTTAATTTCTAAAATCATATTCTTACCTAATTTATGTAGGTATTCTGGTACTCCTGTGTGGGTAATCATCGACATATAAAATACAAAATCGAATGGTGCTTTATCCATTACCTCCTGTGGAAGTGCTTTGTGTAACTCTGCGGGTAAATAGTCAATATTGAAGTTACCGAGATAATTAGACACTTCCTTTGCTCCTTCTACAACTCTTTTCCAATCCAAACCAACCGCATATTTAGCACCCATTTCCATTACCCTGTTCAAAAACATACCGCCTGAGCATCCAACATCAATTACTGTAAGACCTGTGTAATCATAAGCCATAATTCCTAAATCATTGACTCTGGTTTCTGTTTTTCTTATACCTTCCTCAATACCTAACTCTGGAACTGTTTGATACTTTGACTCGCCGAAATAGGTTTTATCTAAATAACGCTTAGTCAGTAACGTCATGTAGTTCTCCCCGAAACCTGCACCTTGCCAATCAACCCATTTGTGACCCATTACATTGTTTTCTGACCACATATCACCGAATGGGAGTGTTACACCTAATTCTTTAGCTATTGGCTTCAATCTTTCGTATACATCTTCATTTTTGAGACTAACTATATCTTTCCACCAAGCATCATCCATAAGTAATGCCCAATGAACTGTCTTGTATTTACTTTCAACTTGGAAAACTCCATATACTCTTGGAGCTAAATCTTTCATAGCGAATAGGTTCTGAACTCTAATAGCGTCATACAATGAGCCACCTGCGTTCTTTGGTAGTGTATCGAAGTCGAAATACTTACCCCACCTGAATCTTTTTATCTCTGTATCGTCAAAAGGTATCGGGTGATGGAAAATCTTTACAGCTAGGTCTTTCTGGTCTCTCCTACCGAATAAATCTTTTGCTTGTTTTACTAAAGCTACGTCTCTGGTAATAAACGAGAATGTTCCATCATGACCACTTATTATTTTTATATTTGATGCGTCTAACATTTCTTAATCTCCTCTAAGTGGTTATGAAAGCCTTTTGCTACAGCCTCGAAACCGAATTTATTAATTACCTTTTTAGAATTAACCGTTGTGCTGCCAATCCTTTCTTCATAAACTGCTCTCATCCATGCTTTTACTTCTTCTATATTTGGTCTAGCCCACTGGGGGTTTTCACCAAATCCATAGAACGGTTCACCAAGATGGTTGTGGTAAAACGATGGTTCTAATTCATATCCAAATTCTGTACAAGTATCTAAACCTGCTAGGTTACTCTTTGGACCTCCGAAGTTAGTATACCCGACTCTTAGACCACAGGCTACTGCTTCTACATGGGGCATACCGAAACCTTCTGCTCTATGCGGTGAACAATAAGCACCCTTCTGGGCTACTCTCTTGTAAAGTGTTGCTAGTTTGTATTCATCCCAATCCTCAAATACATGAGAAATTGGTGCGTGGTTACTGTCATGTCTGGAAATAAGTCCATCTACCCAATCCTTTTTACCATAACCGTAGTTCTTGATTAATAACTGCACTGGTTCGTGTTTCTCAAACTCCTGTACAAATGCTTCAATAAGAATATCCTGACCTTTTCTGGGTTGTGAAGCACCTACATTGAGAAACGTGAAGTAATCGGGGTTTGCTATCTCTGAAAATTCTTTATCATCCATAGGTTCTACATCATAGTTGAATACTCTCTCATTGAATCCTGTTAGCGCAAAATTGATTAATTTCTCCTTAGGCACTCCAATATCGATTAATGACTGGTAAGCGTCTGGGTTTACTGTGAAAGCGTAATCCACAGATTCCATATCTTCTACCCAATCTTCAGGCGGTTTGCTGTTCTCTACATGAAGGTACACGAGTCTTTTACTACCTAAAACCATATTAAATCCGTTGCACAAATCGAAACTTTTACTGTTATGTTCACCTGCTTGTGCCAACCCTGGCTTCCTGAGTACCACTAGGTTCGTTTTTCGCAGGTAATTGGTAAGATTATTAGCTATTATCTCGTAAGCTGCGTAGGGGTTCCTGTAGTCCCTGTAAATGGTAAGAATATTAGCGTCTTCAAGTCTGTGACCAACTTTTCTAGCTTTTTCGTTAAATCCTTTGAATTTCAACTTAATTGCATCGCCATCAATTTCCTCACCTGCTGATTTATGCCAGTGGTGGATTATTGGTATTTTTTTATCTTCCATTACTCTTTTTCCGTACTTCCTGACTCTGCCACAAAATTCAAGGTCTTCATGCCAGAATTTACCGAGACCTGTGTACTGATTCCCTATGTATTTGAGTATTTGTCTTGGAAAAGCGAAACAATAACCTGCAACTACATCTAATTGGCTAATATCTTTGTACTTGAGTGTATCTGAAAATGAAAGCGGGTTATAGCACTGAACATGGTTACCGTGATGCCCCACAACCCAAATATTTGAATCTGACTCGAACAGTTGAATGATACGTTTTTCCCAACCTTCTGATACTTCAACATCATTATCTAGAAATACGATGTACGCACCCTTAGCATATTCTATACCTTGATTTCTACCTCCTGCTACACCTTCATTATCGCTATTAAGTATTAAACTAATAGGCAATTTCTTGTTTTTGTGCATGAATTTGATTAAATACTCCTGAGTTTTATCACTGGAGTTGTTATCAATGATTATTAGTTCAAAAGGGGTTTTCGTATGCTTTATAACTGTTTTAAGCATCTCTTTTGTATATTTTAATGCGTTGTAGGTCAATACTACTATTGATAGTATTGCCATCTTTTCTGACTTTGTTTTATGTTCTTCTGTCATTGTCATCTAGTAGCCTGAATCCTTCCTTGTGCGCCATGAGCATAGTCTAAATACGTTGTATAACCTAAGCTCTGTAAGAAATTTACTAGATTCTGACCTTCTTCTAGTGTTCTACGCATCAATTCTGGGTCTTTTTTACCAAACCACTCGTTTGTATATAAACTGTTGTGAAATTCCATGCTGATTTTATCTATTTTGCTGTACAGTTTTGCGGGTAGAGTATAGAGTAGGTCATATTCCATGCCTTCAATATCCATCTTTAGAAATGAGATATTTTTACCTTCCCTCGCGGTGATGGCTTCAACAGCTTCTGCAAAGGACACCCCGATAGCCTTCAAGCTGTTGTGGTCTTTTCTACCTCTACCTATATAGGATGTACCCGTGTTCCTATTTGGAACTGCCTCCATTGGCACATTGACTGTGGTGAACACATCCTCCTTCATTAAAGCTAGTGGGTAGGGAATAACATTCATTAAATGATTTCTAACGATGTTTCTGACCAATAATGGATAGTTCTCTGCGACTGGCTCAAAGACATAAGTTTTAGCCCCCAGAAGCCCCGCTAAGACCGCAAATATGCCGATATGACCCCCAACATCCAGAACAACATCACCTTTTAGAATATTGAGGTTATTCTTGAAGTAATACTCACCTGTCCATATTTCTTTTACGAACAAGCGTTCAAACTCCAAATCTCTGAGTTCTAGTTCTGCATCTACTAAGTTTCTAAAGTTAATTTTAATTGTTTGATTCATAATCGCCCATCAATGCTTTAAAGGCATTTCCTTCCAACTTTTTACGACAAGCTTCTGAACAGACGAATCCCATCATAGTTTCGATACAAGCGTTGTTGTTGCAACCTACAATGATGCACTTCTGCTGTTCCCCCTCATTTGATGCTAACCATTCATCAATCCCTGCTATCCTCTCTAGTTCTTTGGTATGGTCACTCCAAATGCTTCCATCTATCTCTTTCTGCAAATACTCCCGATAGAGCTTCATTCGCTTTCTACTAGTTCCGATGTCTACTGTTTTGATTTTATCCATAGTAACCACCCTTTTACAGTTGATACTTCCTGTCTTTTATTGTTCAACTTAGTTAGTTTACCCTTTTCTGTTGACACTTGTTTCTTTAATATTCCTAATGTGGCTTCGTCTGTAACTTTGAGTATCTGCCTTTCGATACGCCTGATAGAGCCTTCTAGTCTAGCTTTATCAATTTTGAGTTGCAACATCATTCTGCGATGCTTGTACTCATCTGACCCTACTTTTTTAAACCATTCCCGATGCTCTTTTCTTTTAGCTTCGTGGGTCTGTTTTCTTTCTGGTGTTGGTTTACTCATTTCTTTTTACCTTTTGGAAGTTTCTTAGCTACTTTCTTGAGTTTTTCCTTAGCTTCACTCTCA